AAATTTTTTGAAATTTACAAACACTGCCATTTGTCCAGGAGTAACAGAGTAATTAATTTTTTCCTGTAAAAATCCAGATCCATCACACCTTGGACAAATAGTTTTAGTATTATATTTTTTATTGTTTGCCACCCAACTCTCCTGCTATGGTCATATACTCATTCCAGATTGATGTATGTAATCCACTATCAACTTTATCTACTTCTTTCAAAGTATCATCATTGATAAGTAGGAGCTGCTTCAAGAACTCAAGCTTCTTCTGCTTGGAAGTTGTTTTATGATTTTTTATTTTATTCATATTATTCATAAATTCTTCTGCAAAAGATTTGGGATCTTCACAATAAACTGCAGGCCCTTTCAATCTTCTCATATCCCAGGGAGATTTATCATCCTCTGGTTGAGTATCTTGCTCCTGGGCCATAGGAGCTTCAGAATGACCAAGCTTTCCTTTGCCTATAGTTGTATCATCTTTAGCCTTCAAGGCATCTCCTGGGCCTTCTATGGCCTTTTTAGATAGATCTTTTAACTGATCTACAACTGGTTTTACAGTTTTTGTAGGAAAATCGTTAGCCTCCTCTGAAGTAATAACTCCTCCTATTTTATCTGCAAATACATCTCTCAATGCAAAGCCTCTAGCTCTCATCTTTAGCATCCTATCTGGGTAAGATTTCCATGGCCCAGATCTGTTAAGCAGGCCTGCTCTGTTGGCATCTGCCATAGAGAACTCTGACTTGTACCAGGATTGCCCACGTCTTTTAACTTCACATACAGCTTTCCTTGAAGATCCTTCTCCAGATACTGTTTCTTTTATGTCCTCAAAATCTGGAGATCTTCTGCATAATGCAAGAAGGCTATCTCCATAAATACTTGGCTTGCCATTTATCACAGCAATATTCTGCAGCGATTGTATTGGCGATAGGCCAAGCTCATCTCCCCAACTCATAGCCAGGTAAATATCTGCAGGCTTTCCTCTGAATTGTTGAGGCACTAGATTTGAATTAGAAATCTCCTTGGCAAATACCATAGGATCTTTCTTAATTAACTTACTCATAAATTTAAGCTCCTTTGATTTGGATCTTCTGTTAATGGTTTAAATAAAATATCAATCAACCTGTAAGATCCTTTAAATTTAGATTGAAAAACTTTAGAGCTTGGTTGTAGATGCTGCAGCTCCTCTGGTTTTAGCTGCATAATTTTGTTGTTATGGCTTATCTCTAATCCACCTTTTTTTATTGCAGCCTGTACTTCATAATCTCTGACAGATACATACTTGCCCTGCCAAAGTTTAGTTACTTTTTTCTTTTTCATTGTCCTCCTTGATTTGGATTGTGTTGGATCTTTTTGAGTATGCTTCTTGAGCAGGTACAATTTTCTCTGGCTTTGCTTTGTAGTTTCTTGTTGGCCAAGAAATTTTAAAGTTATTGTACTTGGCAAAGGCAGCTTCTCCCATAGCTCCTTTGATTACATCCTGTGAGCTTTCAATCTTTTTCTTTCCAGATTTCATTTCAAGATTGCCCTCATGCCAGGTGTTGATAGCATCTCCAATCTGGTTGTTACCAGATAGATCTTTGGTATCATCTTTTGCTTCTGGATAAACCAAAGAGAAATCAGAACTTTTTTCTGGATCGTAAAATATTTCTTTTTCTCTCCTGCTCCAGAACTCACGCACAGCATTACTGATAAGATCCTGCGTTTCTTTGTGTGGGAATATTGGCCAGTATTGTATCTCCCACGTCTTGATATTGAATACCATTACAACAGATCTCCCAATGTTAGTACACATCATCTGGCCCTGGACTTGTACTGGCCCTTTGTACAAAGGCAGTGTTGGTTCATGGATTGATGTAACTTTGTATTCAAATACTATATCTCCCTGCAGCTCATGGGCCTGGCCAAGTGGATCTGTTACCACAATTTTTTTTTCAGCTATGGCCCAATCATCTATGCTTGCTCCAAGTGGAGTATGCACTGCAGTGTATGGTTTTTCTTTTGCACCTTTTTTAAATTTTAAATTTGGAAAATCTTTCTTTGCAATTTTTTGTAATACTTCTTCAAAGTAATCTGTGTATTTGGAATAGTTAAGCTGCTCTGGTTCAACCCAAGATCCATTCTTTTTGTCAATGAATTCCTGGAGCAGCTCATTCTTTGATGGCGCATTTGGATGTCCAACTCCCATCAATATTGGCAGCCTGCTGCAAGTCATGTATTTTAAATCATCTGTTACTTTCATATTTGCTCCTATATTAGTTAATTAGTAGTACAAAACAAGATAGTTATCTGTACATTTCCACATTTCTTACAGAGCTAGCATACCATTTGCCCTCTGTTTTGCTCTTGATCCCTCTGGCATTTAGAGCAGCAGCAATCCCTCTGTAGGTATTTACTTTGCCATTCTCTCTTATGTCCTTGATCTTTGGTAAGATCTCTCTGGCAAATTCAGCAGCAGCTTTCTTCTTTGCTTCAACAGCTAGAGCTGCAGCCTGGGCCAAGTTAGTTGTATTGCCAAGCTTGGTAATAATTCTGTTGGAAGCTTTGGTTCTGTGCTGCCCATCTTTTTTCAATTTTTTTTTGATTTGTCTTAATCCATTTCTTGTTCTTTGTTGGATCATCTTCACTTCTCTTTGAGCTATAACAGCCAGGATTGATATAGTTGTTTCATCTGCCTCTGGCATATCACAGATAGTAAATTTAACTCCATCCTCCTGGAGCTGTAAAAAGAAACTAGCTTTTCTTGTTAGCCTGTCCATTGTGGCAATCAACAATCTTGCATTGTTTTCTTTTGCAAACTGGATGGCAGCCTGGAGCTGCTTTCTGTTGTTCTTCAATCCACTCTCTTGTTCAGTAAAAGTTTTTAACAAAACAGATCCATCTCTTTTTGAGATAAAATCTTTTATCTTATCTTGTTGAGCAGCAATACCCAGGAGCTGCTTCTTGGTACTTGTTCTTAAATAACCAACGTAGTTATTCATTTGATCCTCCTATTATATTTGTTCATTAAAAAAAGTATTTTTGATTTGTGAATTTTGAAAACAATACGCAGCCTTCTTATCATGTAATCAGATAAACCATTTGATCCCTTCTCATATTTCTGGACTTGCTGAAAGGTTACTCCAATTTTTTCTGCAACTTTGCTCTGTGTTAATTTTAATTGCTTCCTTCTTCTTCTAATTTTTTTGCCAATAAATTTTCTAGTTTCCAACTCTTGGGGTGTTAGATCCATCTTTATCCTCATCTGTCCAAACAAGAATACTCTTGCCTATGACTTTAGTTTTACATTTATTTTTTTTATAAACTTGCATTGATTGTAAAAAGAATTCTTCAAGCTCTTTTGTAGTATCAAAGGTGTACTTTAGTACAGCACCAGTGGAGGATTGCACCACCACTGGAGTATATTTTTTATTTAAGCTCAAGACAGGGCCTCCCATCCAAAGTCTTTGCAAAGATAATTAGTGCCATCAACAGCAACAATATCTCCAACACTCATTGAAGTGTGTCCACATTCAACTTCATCATTCTTCATAGCTTCCTGGAACTCTTGGCCAGTAACAAGCTTGTCTTTGACAATACAAACTTTGTTAGTTTTATTTGCTATTGATAAAGGATTTGTATCGTACCCATTGAAAGCACTGAACACAGTATCTTGATCCTCATCCTGGTTGATAACACCTTCATAGACTTTGGTATGAGTTTTACCAAAGTCTTTTGTATATTTACCATAAGGGTTAAATTCCTTCTGGTAAAAAACAGTTATGTTTTTTTTCACGCAGCCTCCTTATCTTTTTTTAATACACCTTTTTTAACCTTGTCCATGTTTTTGAAATCAACATCCAAAGTTAAAGTTTCATATTTATCCCCACCATAAAGAACTAATCTCCATTCAACATCATTGTGAATAAATTTGAATTTAACAATCACTGCTTTGTAATTACAAACCAAATAATTTAAAATGTTATCTGGTAAGTAATGATTTTTATTTTTTGCTTTGGCTCTTTTGTTTAGCCATTTTAGATCTTGAGTATCAATGTACTCATACTTAACATCTTTGGTCATGCAGCCTCCAGTGTTAGTGTTGTTAAGAATTTTAACCATATATAAAATATATAATTATTATATATCATTTGTCAATCCCTGGTTGCTTTTTTATTTTAATAGCATGGACATCCCAGGTTTTGCCTTGTTTTATTACCTTGGTTTTAAGTGATCCTTCCTTGTCCAATTTGTATGTAAGAAATTCTCCTACTAAATTTTTAACTGTATCTCTGGTACAGCTCACAGTGCAGAGGCCTTCTTTTGGAAGGCCCTCCTGCTTGCTCTCAACTAGGTATTGGTGTTTCATTATGCAGCCTCCTTTATTTTTTTAAATGTTTGAATTATTTGTTTTGCATATTTTCTTTTTCTTTCAGCAAGTTTAAAATATTCATTACTATCTGGATAACTTGCTAGCTTACAACTTTTTGCGTATCTTCTTTTAAAGTAGTTAGCAATTTTTAAGTATTGCAAACAAACTTTTAATTTAGTTTTTTTTATTCTTTTTGTTGCAAGCTCCTTTTTCATTTCTTGTAAATAAAATTTATCCATCCCTGGAGCAACATTTCTTGACCAACTCATGCAGCCTCTTTTATTAATTTTTTAACATTAACAATTTGATAACCATTACTAGATAGCCATCTGTTAATTTCATAAGTTAAAGTATTTGGTGGAGCAAAAAATTTTACTTCCTTGCCAGTATGAGTTTTTATAACTGCATCATACCATCCACAAATTGCAGCTTTAATTTTTATATTCATTATTCAGCCTCCTATGTTAGCCAACTGTAATCGCCATCTGTAAATATAAAAGCATCTTTGGCAACTTCTGTAACAGTGCCAAACCCAACCCACAGATTTTTGATTTTTTCTTTTTTCATTCTTGCAACTTTGATGGACAGCTCAATGCTCTCCACCTCCTCTTTGCCTAACTTCCTGGTAGAAGTTATACCTTTGATTGCCATTATGCAGCCTCCTTCTTTTTTATCATTTGAAAAGTCCAACCATTTGCTTGAGTTGTAACTGAATTAGCTCCTGCAGCATTGAAATCCTGGAGTATAGTTTTTAAAACATTTTGCCAATCTTCTCCAAACTCCTCTTTGAATTTGTTTAACCACTGCCAAGAAGTATAAACATCTCCATTGACTTTGAACTCATGCTCATAAAATCTTTTTTGAGTTTGATCCAGGTTATCCTCAATCACTTTGTCCATTCTTCTGTCATCAACAAATAAATATTTTGTTTGAGCCATGCCCTCAATTCTGTTGCTGATCTCATACATATCTGTCATGCCATCAAAATGACCATACTGATACTGGTCGCTGTACTCTTTGAACTTTTTGAAATTAGCATCTGTGCCTTCTGTTACTTTGATGGTAACACTGTTGCCCATGCTGAAGTTAGAACTTTTTGCTGTTGCAACCAATCCCATCTCTTTAGCTTTCTTTTTTAGGATTTTAGCAACTTGGGCAGCTTCTGTAAGTTTTCTCATCTTGCCTCCCTTGTTAGTTGTTTTTTTATCTGTTCTAGTTTTTTTCACTTACATAATATATATAGCTACTATATATCTAAATTCAACTATTAAATTATTTTTTTTTGAAAGGACTTATATGGAACAGCAAATACTACTTTTAACACCAGAAATAAGAAAGAAGCTCAAAGAGCTTGCCTCCCAGGATGGCAGATCAATATCAAAATATATTGAAAAGTTAATTGAAAGAACCTGGAGGCAGAAGCATGGCAAGAAAAAGGCAGCCTAAAAGAGATATAATCTACACCAACGTTGTAAAAATAATTAACAAGCAGCGCAGGAAATCAAAGCAAAGATTTAAAGTAACCATGCAGGACAGGGATAAACCTTTGACCAAGTGGATTGAAGATACCCAGGAGGAGCTGCTTGATGCAGTGCTGTACCTGGAGAAGGTTAAATATGATTTGGTTCACAAAAGTAACAAGACAAAACATAGAAACACTAACAACCAGGATTTATAGAGTTTGCAAAGAATATACCAAAACAGAGGAAGTTACCTGGAATGAGATATACTTGCAGCTCAAGAAAGAACTAGATGCCGAAGAAAAAAACTCCAACTGATTACAGGCTTTATATTCATTTGCCAATCAGAGCTTACAAAGATCCAAGGCTGCAGCGATACAGGCAGGCCATGTTTATTTTGGCAGCTCTTTGTTCATACACTGATTTTAGAGGGATCTGTTGGCCCAACCAGGCAACCCTGGCTAAAGATCTTAATGTGAGCAGGCAGGCTGTATCAAGATATATTAGAATGTTAATTAAATGGAAGTATGTTAAATATGCTAGAAAAGAATTTAAGGGCCAGAAAGGCAACTGCTATTTTATAGTTTATGATCCAAAGACTACAGAGAATATGGCCAGGAAGAATGTATCAATGGCCAAGCACGAATTGCCAGAACAGGAGAAGAAAGAAGCTTTGAAAACTATTAACAAGATCTCCACAAATACTAAAAAGGGAAATGGCAAGGGAAACCCCCAGGTTGACAAAGACAAGGTAAGGGAAACCTCTAGTGTTTCGGATAGGGAAACCTCTGATGTTGCACGTAACGTATCATATAACGATAATAATAATATTAAGGTAAATTACGAAAAAAGGACAATAATGATTTATATGAAAAAAGTTATAATGGAGGTTTATGGTAAGGACTTTCAATACAACTTTAAGCAGGAGGATGAAGCTCAAAAGCTTATTGAGAGTGGAGTGAAGGTTGATGAAGAAACTTATCAGAAGATGAAGCAAGCACTGCTCTGGTTTAGAAACAAAGAACCATACAAGGATGCACCAGGCCATATCAACTTCTTTAAAAGCTTTCTATTGGGCCAGAATAAAGCTCCTTTTGATGTAAAGACTATGATAAAAAAGATTGTGAATAGGAAAAAGCTTTGATTGTACAAGATCTAAACGTTGAATTAATTTTTGAACATGGCGATAAGTAAGAAAATTTATAACATGGGGGGTAGCAAAAAAATATACAGAAAAAAAAAGGCAGCATACATCCCCTCCCAGGGTAGCAGTACGTATAGGGGTATCATAAAAAATTTTCCTTATTCCACAAAAGAAAAAAAAAATAGTTATGGATTTTAAGAAATTACAAGAAAAATTATCTGTATGGTCGCTTTACAACCGAGAATACATAGTTGGTTTTATACTAGGTTTTCTGTGTGGTATTTTATTAAGCTTATGGATATAACAACAAAAACAGAGGAGGATAAATGCAAAAGACGTTTTTAAAGCTAAAAGCTTTCAAAAATACTTTTAACAAAGGCCCAAAATTTTCCTGGAAAAAATTTAAGATAGAGGAAGAAATAACTCTACAGCCAGGAACTTATGATATTGATGTTTGGGAAAATGTGAGGGAAGTAACAGCCGATAACAGGGGGAACAAGAAGGAACAAGAATATTTGACTATTGAGCTGAAAGAACCTTATATGAAACCAGAGCAAAATCAGAACGAGGCTAAAGATGACATGGATGATGAAATACCCTTTTAAGAGCCATAGAGAGTGCTACAATGGGTAAGTTAGTCAAATCTGGTACGAAGGGCCAGGCAGATCGCAAAAGCTCTCCAGGAGCTTCTAAATCGTTTTTTTGAATAAGGAAATAACATGGCAAGGACAAAAGCAAAAACAACTCATCCAGTAGTTAAATATGGTGGAGTGAGGATGCTGCAGAAAAGGATCAAGCGCAGCCAGATCATAGACCATAGCAAAGACGCAGTGGCCCAGGAACTGGTGGATCTATCAACTAGCAACATAACTGATATTATTGATTGGGAGAATGGCAAGATAAGATTAAAAGAAATTAGCGAAATTCCAGAAAAAGCTTTGAGATCTATAAAAAAGATTAGAGTATATGGGAAAGAAAATAATAATTTTGAAGTTGAAATGCACGATAAAATTAGATCTCTCCAAACAGTGGCCAAAGCTGCAGGGTTACTAGAACAAGAAAAATCGGATGATGACAAGCCTGCTGTCATTGGTATCAAGATAGAAGGGCCAGATAAGGTTGAAATCAAAGAACTCAAGAAGGTTGGAGATGATAAATCCAACTTGGATGAATAAAGCAAATCCTGTATAAGTATTCAACACGTGGGTTTATAAACAACAGAAAGGCGAGGTGGAGTATTGCTTTCTCATCCTAGGCTAGTCAAAGCAGCTCCACCCTCTAGGAAATATTATGAAATATATTTTGATATTGTATATGTGTAGTATGGTAACTGGTAAATGTCCAACAAGTACGTATGCAGGTTATCAGTTTAATAATCATTATGATTGTGTAATGGCAGGTTATGGTGTTGCTCAAGCCACGTATAAAAATTTAAAAGAGCTTGAAGAATGGGATAAAGAATATATTGAAAAAAACAAAATGGTTGTAAAATTTGAATGTAAAGAATTGAGAGTAGGTGCGTAAAAAAATTAAAAATAAACAGTGGCTGCTTTGGAATATCTATCATACTGTACTAGCTGTGTTACTTGCAGGATTATTAATTATTGAGTTAATAGAGCTAATATGGATGATCTAAATTTTAATTTTAAAAAATCTCCTACAGTTTATGGTTTCTTACAAGACGATAGCTTTGTAAGAGGAATAGTTGGCCCAGTTGGATCTGGCAAGTCGTATGCCTGCGCTGCTGAAATATTTATGCGAGCAGTGAAACAAAAACCTTCTCCTAAAGATGGAATTAAATATACTAGGTTTGTTGTAGTTAGAAACTCATATCCAGAATTAAGAACTACAACTATTAAAACCTGGCAGGAAATTTTCCCAGAAAATATCTGGGGTGGTATGAGATGGTCGCCTCCTATATCTCATCATATAAAACTACCTGCCAGGGATGGAGCTGCAGGTATTGATTGTGAAGTTATATTTCTAGCTTTGGATCAACCCAAAGATGTTAGAAAACTTTTATCACTAGAGCTGACAGGAGCATGGGTTAATGAGGCACGTGAACTTCCAAAACAAGTAATTGATGGATTAACACATAGGGTTGGTAGATACCCAAGCAAAGCAGATGGTGGGCCTTCCTGGAGAGGAGTATGGATGGACACGAACCCTATGGAGGATGACCACTGGTGGTATGATATTTCTAAAAAAGGATCTTTGCCAAAAGGTAAATTTGGTTGGAAATTTTTTGAGCAGCCTGGAGGAGTGAAAGAAGTTTCAAATGTAGATCTACCAGAGATGCCAGAAGCAAATGGTTTTACTTTTTCTGCAGGCAGTTGGTGGCAAGAAAATGATGCAGCAGAAAATATAAATAATTTACCAAGTGGATATTACACACAGATATTAGCAGGTAAGTCAAAAGATTGGATAAGATGTTACGCAGAAGGTAAATATACTTTTGTCCAGGATGGCAAGCCAGTATGGAGTGAATATGATGATGCAAGTATGTGTGTTGAAAGATTAGAACCAGAACGTGGATTTCCTATTGTGATTGGCCTGGACTTTGGTTTGACACCTGCTGCAGTGTTTGCACAAAGATTAGGTAATGGCAGATGGCATATCCTGCATGAGCTTGTAACTTTTGATATGGGCCTGGAAAGGTTTGGTCAAATACTAAAATCAGAAATAGAAATAAAATATCCTAAATATGATTTATCAATATGGGGAGATCCTGCAGGATCATCCAGGGATCAGATATACGAAGTTACAGCTTTTGAACATTTAAAAAGTTTAGGTATCAATGCCAAGCCTACAGCTACAAATGATTTTAAAACTAGACGTGAAGCAGTTGCAGCTCCTATGACTAGATTGTTAAATGGTAAGCCTGGCTTTTTGATTGATAGTAGATGTAATAAAATTAGAAAATCTTTAGCAGGTGGTTATCATTTCAAACGAGTACAAATATCTGGCCAAGAAAGATTTAAAGATCAACCAAATAAAAACCAACACTCACACGTAGGAGATGCTTTAGGATATGCGCTGCTTGGTGGTGGAGAATTCAGAAGATTAACAAGACCAAATCAAACTGGATTTGTAAGATCTGCACTTGCTAAATTAGATTTTGATTTATGGTAGAGCTGCATATAGATAAGCTGCAAGAGCTTATGGGCCTGGATGGTGTTGACAAAAAGATAACTCATTTTCATCCAAAACATTTATGGTTTTTAAATTTAAGAGATTACGAAAAAAAATATTTTGATTATATTCCTGGGTATGAAAACTATCTTGCTAAAAATACTATTCATAATGCTGCTTACACTGGTTACTATTTTGGCAAGCCAGTAGTATCTTTTGGCCTGTTAAGAATATTTCCAAAAGTTGCAGAAGCCTGGCTAATTCCTACAAAAGAACTAAATAATCTGCGTGTAGCTTTGCCTTTTCACAAAGCTACCAAAGCTTTTTTTAACCATGCCTTTGATCTTTTTGATTTAGATAGAATTCAAGTAACAGTAGATACAACGAATAAAGATGCTTTGAAGTGGATTGAAACTATGTTATTTACTAGGGAAGGCATAATGAAAAAATTTGGGCCAGGTGGAACAGATTGCATTATGTTAAGTAGAATAAAATAACAAGGAGCAAACTATGGGTGGTGTATTTTCAAAACCTAAAATTCCAGATCCACCAAAGCAGGTGGAAACTGATATATCAGCAAGAGAAAAAGCTGCAGATAAAGCTGAAGCAGATAAGAAGCAACAGCTTGCTAGACGAATACGAGCTAGAAGAACTGGTGGCAGAAGGCAACTATTATCTGCTGCAAGACAGGACAGCGAGCTAGGTGTACCATTTGGATCAACTGGATCTTTAGGATATAGCAGAAATGTCTAAAGCAAAAAATAAATATAAACGAAAACCTAGAAATAGGAAAAAGGAGGAAGATGCCAAACGTAACAACTAAAGATGGTAAGAAAAGAAATTTTCCATATACAAAAAAAGGAGCAGCTCAAGCCAAGGCTTTTGCAAAAGCTTCTGGTGGTAAAATGAAAATGGATATGAAATCTGCCATGAAAAGAAAAATTGGTAAAAAAAAATCTAAAGGATATTAATGGCAGCTCCAGAGAAATACGTTAAGAAATTTGGAAGATCCAGAGCTAACAAGATCTATAGGAGAGGCCTTGGAGCTTACTATTCCAGTGGATCTAGGCCCAAGATGTCGGCACACGCATGGGCAGTGGCTAGATTGAAAGCTCATGCTGCAGGTAAAGCAACTGTTAAAAAAGCAGATGGAGATCTGTTTAGAAAGAAATCGTAATGTACACTAGAAAATTTAAAGAAGTACCAAAAACAAAAAAGAAAGTACCAATTAAATATGTTAGTGGTGCTAAAAATCCAGGAGCAAGAGAAGCTGAAATAATTAGAACTAGAAAATTATATAAGCAAGGAAAATTAACTCCTGCTATGATGGATAGAATAAGCAAACAAAGGAGCAAAGGATAATGGCATATAGTAAATACAGTAAGAAACAAAAGAAGTTAGCTGCAGTGGCAAATCCCAAAAAAAAAATTACCAAAGCAGATTTTAAAAAAATAATGAAAAGGAAGAAAACATGATTATATTCGGTCATACTCCTAGAGAGTGGAAAAGAAGGGCCAAAGAAAACAAATGGTATGTTGTTGCTTTGGTTGTTTTTTTTGCGCTAGGAGCTGTAATATTTTAAATGGTTGCCAAGAAGTATCAAAACCCAAAAGGTGGATTGAATGAGAAGGGCAGAAAATACTTCAAGAGAACAGAGGGCAGTAATTTAAAAAGACCACAAAAAAGTGGTACGAGTGGGAGGAGAGTAAGTTTTGCTGCCAGGTTTTCTGGCATGAAAGGGCCTATGAAAGATAGCAAAGGTAGGCCAACAAGAAAGGCTTTGGCACTGAAGGCCTGGGGTTTTGGATCAGTTGCTGCAGCCAGAAACTTTGCTAACAAAAATAAAAAGAGTTAATTATGCACGAAGCAAAAAAAATATTAGAAAGAATAAAAAAGGCAGAGGGAAAGAAAGAACT